AATGGATAGCACCACCACCCGCCCCGACACCCCGGAGTTCGACGGGATGCCCGACCACCCGAAGGAGAACCCCACCAAGTTCACCCTCGAGGGACTCGGTAAGTTCCGGCTCCGAGACGGCATCGTCAACGGAGAACGAATGACCCTACAGATCACCTGTAAGGTCATCCACGCCGGCGAGGACTGGCTCGAGACCGGAGGCGACGGGGGAGATGGAAACCCTGACACCCGCCCCTCGATCAAGCTCCGAGCCGAGACCCTCATCGAGGTCGAATAAACCCGAAGGGAGATACCGCCGATGGCTTATAGAGAGAGGCGCCGACCACCTATCCCGACCAGGCTCACCTGGTGCGACTGCCCCGGCTGCGGACTACTAGCCGAGATCGAACTCTGCTGGTTCACCAACGCCGCCGAGGAGCAGATCATCGAGGACGACATCGACGAGGCTATCGCCCTGATCACCGCCCCAGAGTTCCTGAACGACCGAGCCCAAGAACGGCTTGCCCACGAAGCGAGATGGCGCGGAGCTCACCCGTCCCGAATCAACCTATGCCGCGGGGACGCCCGAGCCATCTGGGTCACATTGAAAAACCGTGCCAAGCGGGAACGGCTTCCCCCTCCTTGGTACCGGGAACTCGCCACACCAGCCACCGTTGGTGGGTTCCCCAGGGAATAAGCGCACTACCCTGGGGGACCCGCCACCCCGAGAGAGAGGAAACCACCACGATGACCAACGACCGTCTCACCCCGACTGGGATCACCCAGCACATCGACACCGCCCACGCCGAGGATCTCTTCCGTAACCGCCTCGCCGAAGCGCTCCGGTTCCGGCAGCACCTATGGGTCTTCAACGTCACCTACCGCCTATCGAACGAAGCCGCCGAGCAGCTATCCGCCGGCACCGGCACCGGAGAGATCCACTTAGACAAGGAGAACATCCTCGTCTTCGGAGGCCCGATCTGCTACATCTGCGAAACCGTCGAGTGGACCCCGCACGCTTGCCCCGGCGCCGCCCGAGGGGAGACCCTCCAATGATCCCCTCCAACGCTGCCGAGTGGGCCATCGCCTGGGCCGCGATGATCCCCGCAGGCATCTTCGCCGTCTACCTGATCACCCGCAGCTACCACCGGCCGCAGCTACGCCACCCGATCGCCGGCGGCACCCGCCGAGGTCACTGGCTCTACACCATCCGATCCTCCACCCCGAACCCCACCGTCGAGATCCTGCTCGAGGGAGGTCCCCACGACGGAGAGATCCGCCGGATCCACGACCAACGCCCCGACACGGTCCCCCGCTCCTACACCGTCCACGACAACCGTGGCCGATACCGGAGCGACCCCAACGGCCGGATCCGGTACGCCGGGAACGGCATCTGGCTCGTTAGCTACCAGTGGGAGGAGCAGCAATGACATTCGGAGCCACCCACCGAGACCACGCCCAAGCCCAAATGACCCTCGAGGAAGCCATCACCAACCGCGACACCGGGATGACCCGAGCCGACGAAGCCGCCCACGTTTCCTGGAAATACGCCGTCGACAAGTTCGCCGAGGACTACCTCCGCCGGCACCCGACCCTCTTCGTCGACGACCTCTGGGACACCGACGGATTCCCTCAGCCAGCCCCGGACCGAGCCCGAGCCCTCGGCCCCCGCATCGTCTCCTGGGCCAAGCGCGGATGGATCCGACGAGCCAAACCCCAAGACATCCGCACCGGCCGGATCCTCGCCACCAGCCGCCCCTCGGTTCGGAGCAACCTAAGCCACAAACCGGTCTGGGTCTCCCTCATCTACCAGGAGGAGCAGCCATGACCGACACCGAACTCGAACTCACCATCACCCGCCGCCTCGAGCAGCTACTCGCCATCTCCACCGAACCGGGCGCTACCCGACACGACATCGCTGAAACCGCCCGCGACCTCATCGAACTAATCCGAGGCCCCGACCTGCCCCGCTGGGTCATAGAGACCGCCCGCAGAGACGTCGCCGACCTAGCCGACCTCAGCAAAATAGGCGACTCAGTCACCCTCGACGACCCCGAAGGGCACATCATCACGCTCCGGAGGACCCGATGACCCCCGACGACCGGACAGCGATGCTGATCCCGATCCACCCGCACTACGCCGACCGGATCTTCGACGGCACCAAAACCATCGAGATCCGCAAAACCCCGATCCGTACCGAGGTCATCTACCTCTACGTCACCGCCCCCATCAGCCGCATCGCCGGCGCCGCCTGGATATACAAAACCGACACCACCACCCCCAGAGCCATGACCCCCGCCCAATACACCGCCGCTCATATCACCCGCCGGCACCTCGCCGACTACGCCACCTTCGACCAGGAGATCACCCTCCACCACATCGGTACCCAAGTACGATTCCCCCGCACCGTCCAATGGTGGAAACCGGCACCACAAGGACCCCGCTACCTAACCAAAACCGACACCGACCGGATCCTCACCGAAGGAGGAATGCCGTGAGAATCAAAGACACCCAACTCGCAGCCTGCTCAAGTTGCGGAGCCCCGATCCGGTGGATCCGCACCGAGGACGGTTTCCGAGCCCCGGTCAACATCGACCGCAAAGCGATCTACACCGACACCGGCACCGTCGACGCCGGCGACTTCGGCGCCACCCCGATCGGCCAGCTAGTCACCGGCTACGAATCCCACTTCGCTACCTGCCCCAACGCCGACCAGCACCGCAAAAAACAACCCGCCAAGAGGACCCGACGATGAACAAGCTCCGCATCCGCCACGTTCACCCCAACGACCTGCAGCCGGCCCCCTACAACCCCCGCACCTGGACCGACGAGGAACTACACCGCCTCAAAACCGGGCTCCTCGAATTCGGGATCGTCCAACCCTCCATCATCAACACCCGCACCGGCTGGCTCGTCGGAGGCCATATGCGCCGCCAAGCCTGCCTCGAACTAGTAGACGAGGGACATACCCAATTCGCGTCCGTACCGATCGTTGAACAAGACCTCGACCCCGAACGGGAACGAGCCCTCAACATCCTCCTCAATAACCCCAACGCCCAAGGGTCCTTCGGCGCCGACCTAACCGACGTCCTCGACGACCTCGCCGACACCCCCCTCCTCGAGCTCACCGGCTTCACCTTCAACGAGTACCAGCAACTCCAAGCCGAAACCGCCGACGACCTCAAAGCCGGCCGAGAAGGAACCACCCCCGCCCCACCGAAAAACCCGATAACCCAACCCGGCCAAACCTGGCGCCTCGGCCGGCACCTACTCCACATCGGAGACGCCACCCGACCCGCCTCCTACCAACACCTCCCCCAACCCGCCGCCATGTGCTTCACCGACCCGCCCTACAACGTCGACTACACCGGCCGCACCAGAGAAGAACTCGAGATCATCAACGACGCCTGGAAAACCGAAGCCCAATACTCCGCATTCATCGAGGACGCCTGCACCCAGATCAAAACCAACACCACCGGCGCCATATACATGTGCTACGCCATCAGCCACGCCGCCGCCGTCCACGCTGCCTGGGAAAACACCCAACTCCACATCTCCACCACCATCGCCTGGGTCAAAGACCGGTGGGTCCTAAGCCGCTCCGACTACCACAACCAATGGGAGGGGATCCTCTACGGCTGGACCGAAGGACAACCCCACTACTTCGTCGACGACCGCACCCAAGGGAACGTCCTCGAATACGCCCGACCCCGCCGCGACGACACCGGACCGAAACCCCGCCCCAAGCAGTCCGACGTCTGGCGCCACAACCGGCCAGCCGCCAGCCGGCTCCACCCGACAATGAAACCCGTCGCCCTAGTCGAGCACGCCATCCGCAACTCGAGCCACCGCAACGACTGGATCCTCGACCCGTTCGGCGGCAGCGGATCCACCCTCATCGCCGCAGAGAACATCGGCCGCAACGCCTACCTCATCGAACTCGACCCCGCCTACGCCGACGTCATCATCGCCCGCTACGCTTCAATCAGCGACACCGACCCAGAGGAGATCCCATGACAGATCTCGAGATCGCCCTCGCTGCCATATACCCCATCGCTGTCATCGCCGGCTACGCCATCGGCCGATACTCCGTCCGCCGCGAAACCACCTGGCGACCGATCAGCCCTTCCAACCCGCCCCACTCGGCTGCGATAGGCCGAGCATGGCTCGCCGACCAAAGCGGAGAGATTCGCCACACCGTCCAACGGCAGATCCACCCGCTACTACGTGACACAACGGAGGACCAATGACCGCCCAAACCATCCTCGCCTACATGACCGCCGCCGCCATCGCCCTCGGCCTCCCCTCCACCGGCACCGACATCTGGAACCAACCCGCCCCGCCCCCACCGGCGCAAACCATCATCACCCCCGAGCCGGCACCCGAGCCGGCACCCGACACCTGCGTCACCATCACCATCACCGACGGCCGAATCACCGACCGCCAATGGAACACCCCCCGCCCCGCCAGCTACACCACCCCCACCAACCACTTCCCCACCAGCATCGTCGGCCACTACCTATGGATCGGCTACGAACCCGACACCCGATCCATCGACATCACCGGCCTCACCACCATCGAGGTCTGCAATGGGTAGGCCAACCAAACTCACCCCCGAGATGCACGACGCCATCATCGCCCTCATCTCCGAAGGGAACACCCTCAAAGACACCGCCGGCGCCCTCGGACTCCACCGCGAAACCATCACCGACTGGGAGCAGCGCGGCCTCTACGAAATCGAAACCACCCACCCCAACCCCGACGACTACACCCGACCCCAACTCGTAGCACTCGCCGCCGCCCAAGGCATCGAACACCCACGGCGAGCCACCAAGAAAACCATCGCCAACCTCTGCCACATCGAAACACCCTTCACCCGCTTTACCCGCGCGCTTTCACGCGCGAGGCACGAGGCGATCACCTACGCCGTCCGGGCGATGCGCAAAGCCGGCAGGGACGACTGGCGATTCTGGCAATACTTCCTCTCGGTACACCAGCCAGAACGGTGGGCACGCTCGGCGATCGAGGAGGGGACGTTCGGAGCTACAGACGACGCTGTCGATACCGGAGCAGCACTCGAGAGAGGGGAGAAGCTCCTCAAGCTAGTCCAGGGAGGCAAAGCATCATGACCACCGGTATCTACGACCCCGACTAAATGACCACCGCCACCGATGCCCTCGGCCGGCTCGAAGCCAACCACCTCATCTGGCGCCTAACCCTCTACGAGGACTGGCTCACCGACACCGCCGACCGGCTCGTCCCCGACGGCCCCCACCACACCGCCTTCTGGGACTGGCTATGGGCCATCGAACCCGGCATTCGACCCCCCGCCTACCTATCGGTCTGGTCGAGAGGAGGAGCGAAATCCACCAACGTCGAGCTCGGCACCGTCGCCCTCGGAGCCCGCCGCCGCCGCCGCTACGGCTGGTACGTGAGCGACACCCAGAGCCAAGCAGACGACCATGTCGGCTCCATCGCCGCGCTCCTCGAGCACCTCACCTTCGCCGCGTTCTACCCCGGCATGGCCCGCCGCCGCGTAGGCAAGTTCGGGTCAAGCCGAGGATGGCGCCGCAACCGGCTCCGCACCGCCGACGGATTCACCATCGACGCGATGGGACTCGACACCGCCCGCCGCGGAGTCAAGCTCGAAGCCGACCGGCCCGACCTCATGATCTTCGATGACATCGACGATACCCACGACAGCCCCGACATCGTCGACCGCAAGCTCGCTACCATCACCAAGAGCCTCATCCCCGCCGGCGCCGAGGACCTCGCCATAATGGGAGTCCAAAACCTCATCCACCCCGACTCGATCTTCGCCCAGCTACTCGACGGCCGAGCGGAGATCCTCGCCGACCGCATCGTCTCCGGACCGATCCCAGCCCTCACCAACTACCGGCGGCACCGCAACACCAACCCCAACATCGTCACCTCGAGCGGGGAACCCCGCCGCTACATCATCCACGGCACCCCCACCTGGGCCGGCCAGGACCTCGAAACCTGCCAAGCGATCGTCGACGCGATCGGCCCCACCGAATTCGAATCCGAGAACCAGCACATCGTCGAGTCCCCCGCCGGCGGGATCTACAACGACATCGAGTGGAACGAACTACACCGCTCACCAGAGGACGTCCCCGACCTAGTCCGCACCACCGTCTGGGTCGACCCGGCCGTCACCAAAACCGACAAGTCCGACTCCCAAGCGATCCAAGCCGACGGCATCGACGCCGCCGGCGACATATACCGGCTCTTCTCCTGGGAGCAGCAAGCGACACCGCTCGCAGCGATCGAGCTCGCCCTCCGCACCGCCGCCGATCTCCAAGCCGAGCATGTCGGCATCGAAACCGACCAGGGAGGCGACACCTGGGAGAGCGTATTCATCGAAGCGCAAAACAACACCGGCATCCGGCACATCCCGATGGTGCAAGCCAAAGCCGGTCAGGGACACGGCCCCAAGATCGCCCGCTCCCAACGGATGCACACCGACTACGAGATGATCCGGATCTGGCATGTCGACAACGGAGGAGGCGCCATCGAGGTCCTCGAGCCCGCCCTCAAAAGGTTCCCGAAAACCCCGCCGCTGGACCTCGCCGACGCCGCCTACTGGTCCTGGGCCGACCTCCGCTCCCAGGGAGCTATCCACGGGGACTCGTTCGCCGGCCGCGGCCGAGAGGAGGAGAGAGAGATCCGGGACGCCTACACCGCACCGAGACCGTCGATCCTCGCCGCCGGCGGTCGCCGCCCCCCAACCGACGAAGATCCACCCCCACCAGTTTCACGTGAAACACCCCCTGTGAAACACCGCCCGAGACGCCGCCCGATCCCAGGGAAAAACCCGCTCAAACCCAAGAAAACCCCCTAGCCGACCGCCCCGAACTATGGTACACTCGGGTTGTAAGCAGCCAAGAGAGAGGAACCAAAATGACCACCAGCACCCGCACCCCCCGCAGCAAAGCCCGCCAGCTCCGCCGGGAAGCCGCCGCCTCCCACGCCCAAGCCGAAGCGCACCGCCTCCTCAAGGAAGCCGCCGAAGCGCTCGCCGACAGCCGGGACCTCCACGAAGCCGCCGAGGAAACCCTCCGCGACGAAGCCAACCGGCAGCACACCGCGATGCTCGAGATGCTCGAGGACTCCAACTGGCGCATCAGTCAAGCCCTCGAACTCGAAACCCGCTAGAGAGGAACCGAGATGACCACCAGCACCGCAGCAGAACTCAGAGCAGCCGGCCGAGGCGCCGAGCTCCTCCCCGCCGACATCGCCACCATCGGCGACGACACCGACCGGATCCTGGCCGAGTACCGGCGCATGACCGCGACGATGAGCCACCCCCTCACGATGCCCGCCATCAACGTCACCGTCGACGTCGCCTGCAAGCAGCTACGGGAGAGGCTCCACCGGGAGATGCCCTTCGAAGCGAAGCGCTCCGCCCGCCGGATCCTCCAGGGAGAACGGCGCCAAGCCGGCCGCTAAACCCCAACCCCGCCGCGACGCCAGGAGCCCCAGCCCCCCGCTGGGGCTCCACCGCGTTACACTCCCCTCTATGGCCACCGAGAAACCCAGCGACACAACCCGCCGCCATAAGCTCGCCGGCTTCACCGTCACCGCCGGCAGCCTCCTCGCCTTCGCCCTCCTCGTCTGGCCCCCAGCCGCCCTCCTAGTAACCGCCGCCGGCGGGATCGTCTACGCGAGAGAGTGGAACCAATGAGCTTCTTCGGCCTAGCCCCCAACCAACCCGTCCGCACCACCGAAGGGATCGCCGACCTCGGCGCCCCCACCATCGACCCCGACGACGCCTACTACCGCAGCCTCGGCACCGCCCCGAGGGACCTACTCGGAGTCACCCTCACCCGAGCCCAGAACCTATGCGTCTCCCTGTACCGAGCCAACCCGATCGCTAACCGGATCATCCGCATCTACACCAGCTTCCTCGCCGGCCACGGCACCAGCATCGAAGCCCGCAACCCGGAGGTCCAAGCGGTCGTCGACGACTTCTGGACCAGCCCCCGCAGCAACTTCGGTCGGAACCACCGCGGCTACGCCCGCGACTGGCTCCTCATGGGCGAAGCGGTCCACCCGGTAGCAGTCGACACCGCCGGCAACACCACCGTCGGGTTCATCGACCCCACCACCGTCGCGTCGATCGAGCGGGACCCGACCAACAACATGATCCTCACTACCGCGCACATCCGCCGCAGCAACTCGGCCGACACGATCCCGCTCGACATCGTCACCCTCGACAGCGACCCGACCAGCCCCGACGCCGGCTACCTAACCGGCGACGTATTCGTGTGGCTCTTCGAACGGATCGCCGCCGCTACCCGAGGCACCCCGCTGCTGCTCCCCAACCTCGACTGGATCGACGCCTACGACCAAGTCCTATGGGAGATGCTCGAACGGGAAAAAGCGATCCGAGCGTTCTACTGGGACGTCTCCGTCGAGGGAGGCCCCAACCAAGTCCAGGAGGCACGCGAGATGTTCGGCACCGCGCCGCCCCGCACCGGGTCGGTCCGGTTCCACACCGCCGCTACCGAGATCAACGCCGTCTCCCCCCAACTCGGTCACCACGAATCGATCAAAACCGCCACGTACCAGCTACGCAACATCGCCACCGGCGCCGGCCTGGCCCCCCACTGGCTCTCCGAACCGGAGGACGCCAACCGATCCACCGCCGAGCAGATGGACCTCCCCGTCCTACGGAACCTCACCGATGTGCAGCAGGATTGGCGGACCAGCCTCGAGGACCTAACCCGATTCGTGATCGACCAGAAGGTCAAAGCCGGGATGCTCACCGCGGTACTACCAGAGATCCTCGAGGACGGCACCAAAGGAGAACTCCTGCCGGCCAGGGACCTCTTCACCATCAACCAGCCGGAGCTCGAATCAGCGAAAGTCGAAGCCGCCGCCGCCGCCCTATCCCAAGTCGCCTCCGCTGTCGTACAACTCGACATGGTCGACGGGATAGGGAGGGAAACCATCCGCCGGATGGTCCGGGCGATACTGCCCTCCCTCGGCCTACCCGCCGACGAGATCCCCACCGACGACGACCAGTTCGACCAGAGCCTCGAGGACCGAGCCCAACGGCAAGCCGCCGAAGCCTACGCCCTCCTCACCGACTAGAGAGGGGAAGCGCCCAATGCGCCGCCTGCTCGAGCATCACCTCCGGGACACCACCATCGACCCGGAGGAATACCGCCGGCAACTAGCCGCCCTCCTCGACCAAGTAGCGGACCTCAAAAACAGTGGAGTCACCCAAACCCTCGACCTCTTCGCCGAGCTCCGCCGCTCCACCCTCGCCACCCTCGCCGAGGTCCACGACGAGTCCAAACCGATCTACGAGCAGACGATCCGGCAGATCGACGAGGCGATGACCCGCTTCGCTGTCCGCTACGGGCAGACGATGAGCGACCTCACCAGCCGCGGCTTCGAGATCGGAGGCGACATCGCCACCGGACCGCTCGCCCACGCCTCCGGCCAACTCGATCTCCTCACCGTCGGCCGCGGCCTATCCCAAAACCAACTCGAGATCCTCCAAGGATTCTCCGCCGAACTAGTCCAGGGACTCACCACCGACCTACGGAAGCGCATCAACGGAGAGATCGCCGGCCTGTTCGCCGGCACCCAAACCCCCCACGAAGCCGCCACCCGCATCGGCCGGAACCTCACCGACCTAAACCACTTCTCCACGATGGCGCACCGAGCCCGCACCATCGTCGTCACCGAAATCGGGAGAGCCCAAGCTCTGGGCACCCACCTCGGGCAGCAGCAACTCGTCCAAACCCTCGCCGACGCCGGCGACCCGACCAAGATCCGTAAATCCTGGCTCAACGCCCACCTCCCCGGCGCCCGCGAAACCCATGTGAGAGCAGAGAACGTCTACACCAGCGGAGGGAAACCCGGACCGATCCCGATCGACGTCCCCTACCTGGTTGCCGGAGAGCGGGGGATGTATCCGAGGGACCCGTCGTTCTCGGTCGGGAACTCGGCGAATTGCCACTGCGTATCGGTCACGGTCCTCGCCGACTATGAGGTCCTCCCCACCGGAGAGAGGGAGATGCTCGAGAAGCCGCTCACCAAAGCGATCAAACCCAAGCCGAAACCGAAGCCCAAACCCAAGCCGAAGGAGCCCGACTTCTTCGAAGAGCGCGGACTCGACCCTCCCGAGATCATCGACAATCCCAACTCCCCGACACGGATCCGCCTCGACCGAGACCAGCAGTGGAAAGTCTGGTCGGCGACCCAGCGGGAGAAGCTACTCTCCAGCCGCTACGGCAAGTGGCGACTCAACGACCCCGAATTCGACCGCTACTGGGACAAGGGAGGGAAGCGCCAGATGAAGGTCCTCTGGGATCACGACACGGTCGACCCCGCAGCCTACCGCCGGTTCGCTGAGGACTACATACGGGCACTCGAGGACACCTTCCCCGACGCCGACGACCTCGCCAGGAAGCTCCAAGACCTCGACTACGACCAGAGCTGGACGATCAGCCGCACCGGGTCCCTCCCCGACATCTTCACCCCCGACGGCAAAAACCTCATGTGGGAACTCCGGTTCGCCACCGACTCTCACCCAGGGATCACCGTCGGGATGCGAACCGAGATCATGACCGCCGCCCAGATGGATAGCTTCCTCGGCTCGATAGCCCGACTCCCCGCCAACGAGGGAGGAGCCATCACCCGCCTGGTACGGCTACTCCCCAGCGACAAGGACGTCCTCCCCGGATCCGGCATCAACAAGAACACCGGCCTCAGCGCCAAGAGGGTCGCCGCCGACTTCGCCGGCAACACCGGAGAGATGAGAATCTATATACGCCAATGGACCGGTCGTAACCCCGCCGACCTCATCGACGACCCGGATGGATTCTTCTACAACCTGATCCGACACGAGCACGGCCACGGCCTCGACGCCCAGATCTCCTACACCGGAGTCGACACGCGAGCCCTCTGGACCAAAGCCCAAGCCGCCGACGCCAACTACACCCGCCGGCTCCGCAGCTACCTATCCGTCCTCGACGATTACGAACCCGGCAACGACCACTTCGAGAAGGTCAAGCAGCTATACCTCGACGCCGGCGGAGAGGACCGGCTCATCGGCACCATCCGCGGCTGGGCAGACGAGGCCTGGGAACTCCAACAACGCACCGGCATCGCCGGCGGAGTCACCCCCTACGGCGCCACCCATGTCGGGGAAGACCTCGCCGAGTTCATCAGCCTCGTCTATTCCGAGGGGAGAGGGATCCGCCGCCAGGGAAGCTTCCAAGCGAACCAGATCCGCGGGCTCTACCCGCACCGCACTGCGCTCCTCGAGGAATGGCTCGAGCAGTTCGGACTAGAGTTGCCGATATGACCACCACGCTGACCCTCCCCACCACCGACGAGGAACGAGCGCTCCTGGGAGCCACCGAGCGTCGAGTCGTCTACTTCGACGCCGACAACTACCCGCTCGAGATCGACGAGGGGAATCTCCCGCCGGCCGGCACCGCAACCGCGGTCGAGCACCTCCACGCCGCAGACGGTACGGTCGTCGCCACCAACTACTACACCGACATCGACGGCTGATAGCATTCCGCCCTGACAGAAATGTGATTACACTCGCGAAGCGAGCCCCCCAGCACGCCGGCACCAGGAGCAAACCATATGAGCCCCCTCGACGAGTTTCTCGCCCTCCCCGAGAGAGAACAGTTCGAAGCCGCCGCCGAAGCCATCGGAGTCCCCTACACCGACATCTACCGGGTCGAGAGAGACCGCGACGGCATCAACACCGCCAACGTCAAAATCACCATCGCCACCGGCACCGTCTACTACATCGAGATCGACGAGGAAGCATTCGAACCCGACCCGGTACCCGAGCGAACCCCGGTCGAGGAGATGACCGCCGCCGAGCTCAAAACCTACGCCGCCGAACTCGGGCTCTCTAAGAGCGGAAACAAGGACGCCGTCTACACCCGCATCACCGAACACCTCGCCACCGCCGACCAGTGACCTTCCCAACCGGTAGCCGGCTCTCCGCAACGGCCAACCCCGAGCCCCAGGAGACAACGTGAAAACACCCCGACTGATCCGGATCCGGGAAGCCGAAGGTGACACCACCGAACCGGCCGAGGAAGCGATCAACGTCGACAGTCTCGACGGCCGCGCCCAACTCGTCCGCCAAGCCTGGAACGCCGGCCCCGGCTCGGCCGAGGACGCCGGCTGGGTCGACGAGGTCCACCAGGACTACCTGATAATCAACCGCAACGGCCTCTGGCGCTACAGCTACGAGATAGACGACGACCAGAACATCACCTTCGGGCAGCCGGAGAAGGTGATCGCCGAGACCACCTACCGCACCACCGAAGCCGAAACCGGCACCCCGGCCACCCCCGACCGCGGAACCGAAACCGGCACCGATCCCGAGCCGACTCTCTCTCGCGAGAGGGAATCGCTCCAAGGAACCATCCTCGAGTCACTCGACCAGGACGCCGGCTGGGTATGGCGAGTCACGATGATCCGCCCCGGCACCAGCAAAAACGGCCGCCGATACCGCCCCGAGGTTCTCCGAGAAGCCACCGAGCTTTACGAGGGAGCCCGAGCCTTCGACGGGCACCGCACCGCCGCCGAACGGAACCAGAGCGCCGTCGGGAACCTATCCGGCTGGCACGAGAACGTCGAAGCGCAACCAGACGGAGCTCTCCAATCGGACTTCCACATCTCCGAATCCGCCCCCCAGATCCGCCAGCTATTCATGTCGGCCGCACGCCACGACCGACCCGACCTCATCGGCTTCTCCCACGACGTTTCCGCCTACGCCAAACCGGCCGTCGAGGGAGGACGCAAAATCTCGGACGTAACCAAAATCGCCGAGGTCCATTCAGTAGACATAGTCGCCGACCCTTCCGCCGGCGGTCGACTCGAGAGGCTCGTCGCGAGCCATCAGAGAGGAGAGTCAATGACTCTGCAGCAACTACTCGAGGCACTCGCCGCAGCCTCCACCGACGAGGAACGGAAGCAGATCCTCGCCGAGGCCCCAGCGGAGCTCCGAGAAGCCGTCGCGTCCATGACCGGAGCGACCATCACCGAAGCAACCGAAACCGACCCCGTCGAGGAGAAGGACCCGGAGCCGGTCACCGAAGCACTCAAGCCAGGGTCGCTGATCCACCGCCTCGCGGTGCGGGAAGCAGTCGATGAGACCAAGCTCCCCGACGACCTCAAGGAGAAGCTCCGCGAACGGTTCAAGGACGCCGAGATCACCGACGCCGAAATCCGGGAACGGGTCGCCGAGACCGCATCGATGTGGTCCGACGTTATCGGCGCCGCCGGCCAGCCGCTCCCCGGCCAGAAGCCCGCAGCGGAGGTCACCGAAGCCGAGACCGATAAGCACCGCAAAGCCCTCGACGGCCTGCTCGCCGGCGAGAAGGTCGACGACACGGCCCCGTTCCGGAGCCTCAAGGAAGCCTATGTGGCATTCACCGGCCGGAACCCCTACGCCACCGACACCCAGGACTTCGCCCGAGACATCCTCGCCGAATCCGTCGGAGCGTTCGCTACCGGAGGCCGCCGGCTCACCGAGTCGATCACATCGAGCACCTGGAGCTCCGCTCTCGGCGACTCGATCACCCGCCGCGCCATCGCCGAATACGCACTCCCGCAGCTACAAACGTGGCGCCAGATCGTCTCCGACATTGTTCCGGTCAACGACTTCCGCACCCAACGCCGGGACCGGATCGGTGGCTATGACACGCTCTCGGTCGTATCCGAGGGAGGCACCTATACCGCCCTCACCAGCCCGAGTGACGAGGAAGCCACCTATGCGCCGACCAAGAAGGGCGGCACCGAGGACCTCACCCTCGAGACCATCGCCAACGACGACATCGGAGCGGTCCGCCGGATCCCGAAGAACCTGGGCCGAGCCGCAGCGCTCACCCTCTACCGGGCGATCTGGGTCGACATCCTGGTGACCAACCCGGCCACCAGCTACGACTCCGTCGCTCTATTCCACTCTTCCCATAGCAACACCACCGCCGTCGCCCTCGGCGAAACCGGCATCGGTACGCTGCGGAACCTGATGGTCACTCAGGCTCGGAGCGGAGAGTCCAGCGGATTCGTTGGACTCACCCCCCGCTACCTGGCGGCACCGCCGGAGTTGTATGTCACCGCCTACAAGCTCACCTCGAGCGAATCGGCGGTCGTCGGCTCTACGGAGTCGGCCACCACACCGAACCCGTGGAGGGGGATCGTCCCGATCGAGGTCCCTGTCTGGACCGACGCCAACGACTGGATCCTGGTCGCCGACCCGGCTACCTGCCCCACCATCGAGGTCGGCTTCTACCAGGGACGCGAGGAACCCGAGATCCTGGTCCAGGACCAGCCCGCCATCGGATCCGTGTTCACCGCCGACAAGATCACCTACAAGGTGCGACACATTTGGGGCCTGACGGTCCTCGACCACCGCGGCTTCCAGCGCGGCACCCAGTAAGCAAACCCACTCCTACCGACCGGTGGTGGGGAGAGAACCCGGAACCTGCTCTCCCCACCACCGCCCCCCCCACCCGGTTCCGGCCAGAGAGAACTGGCTAAAACCCAGGAGACCAACATATGAAGCTCGCCAACCTATTCGGCCCCCAACGCCACGTTCACCAGTTCGCCGACGCTGTCGCAACCGCCGGCACCGAGCTCGAGGAGGTTTGCTTCCTCGCCCCGTTCAACATCAAGATCGACGCCGTCTACATCGTCCCGACGACCGCCATCGCCGATGACGCCACCGACTACGTCGGAGTCGCTGTTAAGAACAAGGGGACCGCCGGGACCGGTACCACCGTCGTCGCTTCCCGCGACTTCGACGCCGCCGACGGATCCGACGACGTCGCCGCCTGCACCGACGCTGCGCTCACGCTATCGAGCACCGCAGCGAACCTGCTGGTCGACGCCGGCGAAACCCTCACCGCCGCGGTGACGAAGGGAGGAAGCGGAGAATCCCTCGACGGGATCCTCGTCATCGAGTACCACGGCTGCGGAGGCTAAAGGCCAGGAAGCCTCATGGTGGGGCTTTGGTCGAGACCCGGAAGGAACGCCGGGGATCGGGCGGAGCCAGAGCCCCACCGGAGGATCTAGAGAAGGAGACCCCCGATGGGTCGAACGTTGAACCAATACGACGACCGGATCCGAGCCCGACTCGGCGACCTCGGAGTCCTCCAACACTTCCAAAACGCTGCGACCAGTCTCGCCCTCGAAGCCGCCATCAACCAGTTCTCGAATGACCACCCGAGAGAGGTCACCCAAACCCTCACCGGCGACGGCTCCACCTACGACTTCGATCTCGACACCGACGCCGACGCCGGCGACGAGTACATCAACGGCTGGTCGAGGATCAGCCTCGTTGAGTACCCCGCCGGCGAACGAGACCCTGAATACCTCGACGAGTACTACGGGTGGCGCTACATCTACACCAGCGGCACCAACTACCTTCGGCTGGTTGAGGACACCCCCTCCTCGGCCGAAACCGTTCAAGTCACCTACACCGCCCCCTGGCCCTACCCGACCGACACCGCCGCCGACGATAAGATCCCGGCGATCTTCGCCGACGCTGTTTCCGCCCTTGCCGCGTCAATCCTGGCCACCAGCAAAGCCACCGAGCTCGCCGCCCAGCAGTCCACTAGCGTCCTCGGGCAGCTATCGCCCACCAACCCGGAGCCGCTCTACTCCGCCGCATCCGCCCTCCGTAAAGCCTACGAAACCACCGTCCTCGGACGACCAGACGACGCCGGCGCCCCGCCCCAGATCGGCTACGCCGAATCCGAAATCGATGTGTTTCCCAACGCGATATTCCACGGCCGGCACCGCGGCTGAGAACCCAAGGAGACCCCCTATGCGCAACCAAGGAACCGCCCCGGCAATCGGAGACCTCGGTCTTCGAGTCATCCGAGGAGGAGCAACCCCTGCCCCGGCCGGCCGGCCAGGGAAAGAACTCTCGTTCCGAGAGATCGTCCACTACAGCAACCCGAGCAACACCGACCCCGCTGAGGTCGCCGCCTGGAAGCGGGAGAACCTGCGCCGCATCATCGGCCCAGCGGTCCGCCGCTTCGGTCCCGCTCGAGCGATCGCTCGCCGCCTCGGCCTGCCCTACATGTGGTCCCAGCTATGGCTCCGGGTCATACGGGCAGACGGTACCGAGCTCGACTACGGGCTCGCCGGTCTCCGAGTAGTCACCAACGCCGGAGTCGCCGCCATCGTCGACGCGTTCCAAGACTCCGTTGAGCTCGAGACGTTCAAATATCACGGAGTCGGCACCGGCAGCACCGCCGAAGCCGCCGCCGATACCGACCTCGTAACCGAGTTGACAACCGAATACACCACCAACTCGACTCGTGCAACCGGCACCACAGCCGAAGGAGCCTCAGCGAACATCTACCAGACGGTCGCCACCAACTCGTTCGACGCCTCGGTCGCACTCGAGGAGCACGGCATCTTCACCAGCGCAACGGTCGGATCCGGGACGCTGCTGGACCGCACCGTGTTCTCGGTGATCAACCTGGGCAGCGGAGACTCGCTCGAGTCGACCTACGAGCTCACGTTCTCCGCCGGCAGCTAACCCGATAACCGACCGCCGAGGGGAGACCCGCATGGGACGATTCACCGACACCGCCGGCCACTGGGCCGAGGACCAAATCGATTGGGCAGCCGACGAGGACTGGTTCGAAGGATTCGACGACGGATCCTTCCGGCCAGATGAGCCGTTCACCAGAGCCCAAGCCGCCACCGTCGCCTGGCGTAAATTCAGGGAACCCGAACCGCCGCCGCCGGCCCCCGATACGGTGCCCCCGGTAGTCACCCTCCTCGGGGAACCGGAGATCACCATCATCCAACACTCCCCCTGGGTCGACCCCGGAGCGACCGCCTGGGACAACGTCGACGGAGAGCTCCCCGTCGCCACGGAGGGAACCGTCGACACTTCCACCCCCGGTGAATACACCATCCGCTACACCGCCGTCGACGCCGCCGGGAACCGGCATGTCATCACCCGCACGGTCAAGGTCCAGAAGCTCGAGGTCCCCCCGCAAACCGACTTCGACGTCACTATCGGCCCCGGCGACAACATCGCCGACCTAATCACCGAAGCCGGAGCGGAGGGTCGCATCGGCTGGCGCGGAGGGATCTACAACGGATTCTCCCACCAGCCGCTCCCCGGCCAGCTATGGGCAGCCTGCCCAGGAGAGGGACCGGTATTCGACGGAGCCAACACCTACACCCACGCCATCGAGGGACACGGCATCCCCGCCGTCACTATCCAGGGACCCTTCGAGATCCGCAACTACGGCCGGCTCGAATACCACGGAGCCATCTGCTCCCTCGCCCCCGGCGACTGGTACAACCATCCGATCCGAGGCATCGAAGGATGGAAAATCGCCGGAGCCGAGATCCACCACTGCTCCTACGGAGCGACCCTCGCCGGCGACAACGTCGAGCTCACCGACTTCGTCCTTCGAGACCTCGACGACCTCGGCTTCAAAATCCTATTCGGCGCCGACGGCTACGTCGCCCGAGGAGAGATGTACAACATCAAAGCCGAAAGTTGGGGTCATGAGGGAGGAGGCTCGAAATCCTGGGAGACCAATGGACTCGTCCACGAGGACATTCACCTCCAGGACATCGACGGCCCCGGCCTCTGGACCGACAGCAACAACGACAACACCGTCTATAGGCGCATCACCGCCGAACGGGTCACCAATGCAGCGATCTTCCACGAGATCTCCCAGAGCGCCCTCATCGAGGATTGCACCCTCACCGGCGGCACCGGAGGAGGCTCCAACGGGATCTGGACCCGAGCCGACGTCGGAATCCAGATCGCCAACGCCGGCTATGTGACCATCCGCCGGAACCGGCTCACCGGCTTCTACGCCGGGATCTCCTGCATCGATCAGATACGCGATGACCAGTACGGCAACGACCTCACCGACACTACGGGGGGAGAGGTCCACGACAACACCATCGACGGTTGCCGATACAACGGAGACGCCCGAGACCATACGGTCGGTGGCCCGAAGTACACCCTCGGGGGACTACCGGTTCACTGGCACGACAACGAGCTCCTCAACGGATCACTGATCAACTAGAGAGGAGCCCCCGGTGGCGACGGCCCCATCCTATGTCGCTAAGAGCTCCGCCCAGGGATCCGGTTCCGTCACCCCAGCGATGCCGACCGGAGCAACCAGCGGAGACTTCCTAATCCTCTCCATTGTCGGGAAGGGAGACAACGCCAACGCCGACGCCGCCCCGGAGGGATGGAATTACCTGAACACCGTCGCCGGCTCCGTCGGCCCCGCCGGCACCGCCGTCCGTCTAACCAACTACTGGGCTTGGTACCGATCCGATATCAGCCGCGCCGTTCCCGACGCCGGCAGTTTCACCATCGCCGGGATAACCGCGTGGCGTAACGTAAACCGCCTCAACCCGTTCGACGTCACCCCAGTGACCTCCTCCGAGGGATACGGCAGCCGCAACACCTCGGTCAGTATCACCGGAGTCACCACCACCACCGCCAACACCAGGATCGTCGCCATCTCCGCATCCGGAGACAACAACTCGTTCGGATCCTGGGCCAACGCCAACCTCGAATCCATCTCCGAGATCCTCGAGCAGCGAACCACCGCCGGCGACGATGGGACCCTCGCTATCGCCCACGGGGAAAAAGCCACCGCCGGCGCCACCGGGACAACCACCGCCACCATCAACGCCGCCGAGGAGGAAGCCAACTGCTGCATCGCTCTCCGCTCAAATGACCACGGCCCGATCGTCCAGTTCAAGCGAACCTCCGTAGGGCAATCGGACAGCACCATATCGGTCACCCTCGACGACACCCCAACCGAGGACAACCTCCTCGTCGCCATCTACGCCGGCGGAGGCCTCTTCTCCGGCTGGGCATCCTGCACCGGCTTCACCGACGTAGATCACGCCTGGGATGGCACCGCCTGGTTTGGGCACACCGTATTCACCAAAAAGGCCGGAGCCTCCGAATCGGCTACCGTCACCGTCACCCCCGCCGACACCGACTCCGGCTGGCTCCTCGTCCTCGAGATCGACGCCGACTATCTCCCCTCCGGCTTCACCGCCAGCAACGTCTACGACCAAGGGAACGAGAACACCGGCAGCAGCGGCACCTCCCTCACCGGAGCGTCGATCACCACCACCGACGCCAACACCCTATCCATCGTCGGCGCCTGCTACTGGCAATCATCCACGACCGACACCATCGACGACTTCGATTGCGACACCGGCTGGGAGAAGGTCCTCCAGGAGGGGAACGCCGGCGGAGGCGGAGACAACGAGTTCCAGGGAGCCTGCTTCCTCCGCGCCCTAGAGAGCACCGGCACTTACAACCCGACCGTCTCCTGGGACGACTCGTCCTCCGGGTCGATGATCTTCCAAGTCACTCTCGAGATGGCCGCGGCAGCGACCGTCGAAACCGTCTCCCCGACCGGAGCCGCTACCCCGACCGGAGCGCTCGAGCTCGAACCGCAGCACACCCTCACCGGATCTGCGACCCCAACCGGAGCCGCCACCAAGGAACCCACCCAGAGCCTCACCGGAGCAGCAACACCGACCGGATCGACGAGCAAAGCCCCACGGCACTCTCCCGCTGGAACCGCCCCCGTCGCCGGCCAAGTAGGGAAAACCGCTGCCCACGTTCCCACCGGCAGCATCTCCACCGCCGGGACCATCACCAAAGCCATATCCCGAGCCCTCACCGGCGCCGCCGCCACGGCAGGGAACCTGACCCGAGCAGTCACCGCGACCTACACCGGCACCCTCCCCGGAGCCGGCACGCTCGATACCCTCCGACTGAAGCTCCTCGCCGTCGCCGGCACCATCACTGCCACCGGGTCGATCACCCGAGCCGCCGCGCGAGCCCTCACCGGATCGACTGCCCCGACCGGAGCGACCACCAGCGGAGCAGCCACCAAAGCCACCGGGACCGCTACCCCAACCGGCGCCGTCACTAAATCCGTCACCCAAACCATCACCGGAGCCATCGCCTCCGCAGCTTCGCTCGCCACCCAAGCTATCTCTGGGACAATCCGCCGCACCTTCACCGGCGCCGCCACCCTCGCCGGCGACCTCGCCACCCACATCGCTACCAGCCTCGCCGGCAGCATCGACACCGAGGGAGACATCAACCGGACCGCCACCACTAGCGCCTACACCGGCGCCTCCACCCCAACCGGCGTGACCACCAAAACACCGAAGGTCACCCCGGCCGGTAGCATCGCCTCGAGCAGCACCATCATCCGCACCGCCCGTACCGCCCTCGCCGGGATCGCCGCCCCCGCCGGCTCTATCTACCGCACCGTCCGCACCGCCCTCGCCGGTACCGCCGGCTCCGCTTCGACCCTCGTCCAAGGGATCCCCGGAGAGCTCATCTCTGTAACCCGAAGGATCCGATCCACCCGGAGATCCACCACAACGCGCCGGAACCAAGCCACTACCATCCGCAGAGACACCACTACCACCATCCGACGGAAGGACTTCGACACATGATCATCACCAACATCGGTGAGCTCGGCGCCGTCGGAGGGATCCTCCGCCCCTTCCAATTCACCATCGAGAGAGACGGCTCCGCCTGGGACCTCACCGCCTACAGCAGCGTCGACTGGCGAGTCTGGGACCTCCGCACCAAAACCCTCCTCGCCCTCACCGGAGCGCTCACCGTCGAGACCGCAGCGAGCGGGATCGTCAAGTACACCCCCGGCACCGACGACCCGATCCACGACGCCTCCGGCACCTATGAAGCCAGAGTCTGGTGTACCCCCACCAGCGGAGGGGACCCGGAACCGTCCGCCCTCCACCGGTTCACGATCGGAGCGGGACCAACCCCCGCAGCATCATGATCAAAGCGAGACTCGTCCCCGACCAAGCCGCCGGCAACATTCAGCGAGCCGGCCGGATGACACCGGCCCTCGCCAAAGCGACAGTCTCCAAGATCATGCATCACGGCCGAACCCGCATCGTTCAGCGCACCCACGTTGGTTGGTCCGGGACCCTCCGGGGAGGGTACGAAGTCGAGGTCCGGACCACCGCCAAAGGGATCCGCGGCACGATCGTCAACCCGACCCTCTACCACGACATCGCCGAGGACGGCCGCAACCCCGGTCGCCGGCCACCGGTCGAAGCGCTGATCCCCTGGGTCGGGTCGAAGCTAGGGATCCCCCCAGGAGCAGAACGCCGAGCAGTCGCTTTCCTCGTCGCCCGCAAGATCGGCGCCGCCGGCTACGAGGGACACCATATGGTCGAGGACGGCTGGGCAGCGACCAAGAGCGACCTCACCGCCGAACTATCAAAGCTCGGGCTCCGTATCGCCCGAGTCGCCGGAGGGAGAGCCTGATGGGGACATACACCAACCAACTCGACGCCATCGTGGAAACCATCGACGGCATCGACGGCATCGGCCGGATCCATGACCGGCCGAGGAGGGGAGACGCCTACAACCTCTGGGTCGCCAACATCGACGGCCTCGACCAGATCCGAGCCTGGGAGATCGGGCTCCGAGGAGGGGACCAAGCAGTCCGCCGGGAACGCATCACCGGCGGAGGTCACAACCACGTATGGCGCGCCTGGAGCATCCGCGGCTGGGTATCACTCATCGAACCACAAGACATCCACGGCAACGGAGCCGAAGCCGACGAGATCCATGACACCGACTTCGCCTCCGACAACTACCGATCCGTGATAGAGCTCGGCGACACCATCGCCGCCGCCGTCGAGGACAACCGGAGGCTCACCAGCACCGACTATCCATCCGGCACCTGCCTCGAGCTCACCCTCCCCCCGCAAGTATCCGAACCGGAGGCGCTGACCATAGGAGGAGGATTCCTCTGCTGGTCCATTACCATCGACTTCGACGCCTACACCGTTGAGACCCCCTAGAGGAGAGCGACACTATGGGACACAAGGACGACCTCAAAGCTCGAGCAGCGGCAGCCGGTCTCCCGACCAGCGGCACCATCGCCGACCTCGAGGAACGGCTCGCCGGCCACGAACCCGATGACCCTACTCCGGTCCCCGCCCGCTACATCGGAGAGACCATCCGCACCTTCCCTCACCACGGAGTGGTCGGTCCCGGAGATATCATCTACATACCGCGCCGCCAGATCGAAACCAACCCGCTACTCGAGTCCGCCGCCGACGAGACCCCCGACCAATAGGAGAGACCAATGTCAACCACCCCCTTCGCTGCGGCATCGGAGGACTCGTACTTCGGATTCGGATTCCAGTCCTCGAAGGGAACCGGAGTCGCCCCGACTCAGTTCCTCGCCTACGTGTCCGCTGTCGAGCTCACCCACGGAGAGCAGCACCGCAAGATCAGGGAAGCCGGCTCGTCCCAAACCGTCGCCCGCACCGTCAAGGACTCATATACGCCAGGAGCCCGCTGCGCCGCCCCGATCCGAGCGGACCTCGCCGCCGCCGTTATGGCTGCGCTCCTCGGAGCCGACTCGGTATCCGGCGCCGGCGACCCCTACACCCATACCATCACCAAGGACGCCGCTACCGACTGGATCTCGTTCGAATACAACAACAACGACAACACCATCGAACGGGTCATCGACGGATTCTTCGTCGAGGTCGAGATCACCGCCCAGAAGCGGAGCAACGGCCCCGAGTTGATGATCGCCGCCGTCGTAGGGGGACTCGACCTCGAACGGCAGTCATCCGCCACCACCGAGTCCTACGAATCGGACCGCCCATTCCTCCGCTCCGACTGCGCCTGGACAGTCGACGGCACCGCCGAAACCAACGTCGAAGCCTGCACCATCCGGCTCCGCTGGACCTTCGACGAGGCGATGCTCACCGATTCGGTGATCCGCGCCAACGCCGTCAAGATCCACTTCGAGGGAGAGATCGAGCTCACCCAGATCGCCGGCAACACCGGAGAGAGGGAGAAGCTCGCCTACATCAACACCCACTACCTGAACGCCGCTGAGGATGGAACCGGTACAGCCACCACCGAGAAGGTTTTCACCGGTAGCCTCACCCTCGACGCCAACCACTCCGAAGGAGCCGCATCCGCCGACCGGCAGTTCAAGGTCGAGATCCCAGTGGTCCGCTGGACAGATGCCCAATACACCGGCCTCAACCCCGAATCGACCGAAGCAGCCAGGCTCACGCGGGTGGGACACCTCGAGAACAATCCGTCGGGAGAGGACATCACCGTCACTGCCCAAACCCCGACATCCGGAGCGTTCGTCTAACCTAGAAGAGCACGCAACCAGGAGACCCAAAACCCAAACCAGCATCCCTATGCCAGCCCTTCCTGGTTGAGCCAAAAGCCCCCTCCGAGCCCGACACCCCCGTCGGGCTCGGAGCGTATACTGGCCAACGGCTAGCATCCGCCCCACTAAGAGAGGCTCCCTATGACCGACAACGGTTCCCCCACCACCCTCACCCGAGACCAGATCGCCCGTCTCATGACCCCACCGGTCGAGACGTTCACGATCGAGGACTTCGGGTCGGTACGGCTCCGAGCCCTACCAGCCGCCTCCGCCGAGTATCTCCAATACATCGAGGGGACCGCACCGTCGCCGGCAGCGATCGCCCAGGGAGTACGGCAACTCGCCCTCAACGACACCCAAGCGACCGAGGTCTACGAACGTCTCCTCGCTAAATACGACTACCCCGGAGAGGTCGAAACCCACTTCCGGATCGCTACCGCCGCTGCGGTCCTCTGCATCCTCGATCCCGACACCGACCAGCCGATGTTCACCTGGGACGACGTCGACGAGATCCGACAATGGAACCGCACCGTCCTCGCCGAGATCGGCGCTCGAGCTACCGAACTCGCCGCTCCGGAGAACCTCGAAGCCGCAAAAAAAGCCTCCGGGAGAACCCCCGAGACCTCGCCCTCTACGCCCTCTGCATAGATCACCTCGGGATCCTCCCCTACCAACTAGCCCCTGCCCCGCCGCATCAGGTCACCCGCGCTCTCGCCTACCTATCGATCAAAGCCGACCGGCTCGCCGAAGCCAGCACCCCTGCCGGCCGGCCGGAGCCCGCCTACCGGCGCCGAGCCATCGGAGCTATCGAGAAGTTCGAAGCCCGACGCCGCCGGCATCTAAACCCGCACCGCCGCTGAGACTGGTTACACTCAACCCCTAGAGAACCCCGAGCCCTCATCCGCCCGAGGCTCCCCCGACTACGCCGAGGAGCCACGACACAGCATGGGTACCCAACGGGAAAAAGTCATCCTCGAGATGGACGACCGGCTCTCCGCCGAAGCCACCAAAGCCACCGGGTCGCTAGGGAAACTCAAAACCGCTGTCAAAGCCGTTGCCGCGACCGCAGCAGCAGCAAAGATCGCCCAGTTCGCCGCCGACACCGTACAACTAGCGATCGACGCCGAGGAAGCCGGCGCCGCGTTCGATACCACCTTCGGTCCCGCAGCAGAGGAAGCCGGCCGGTTCGTAGAGGACTTCGCCAACAAAGCCGGCTTCGCCAACTTCGAGCTCCAGCAAATGCTCGCCGTCACCGGCAACGTCGTCCAGGGACTCGGAGCCACCGAATCGGAATCGCTTCGCCTATCCCGAGCGATGGCCACCCTATCCGGAGACGTCGCCTCTTTCTCTAACGCCCAGGGAGGCGCCCAAGCCGTTATGGCAGCCCTCCAGTCGGCTATCAACGGAGAGAGAGAAGCGCTCAAAACCTACGGACTCGCGGTCTCCGAAGCGGAGGTCCAAGCCCGAGCCCTCGCCGACACCGGGAAGCGATCCGCCTCCGAACTCACCCGCCTCGAGAAAGCAGAAGCCACCCTCGCCGTCGCCACCGAGAAGGCCGGCAAAGCCATCGGGGACCTCGACCGCACCCAGGACTCGACTGCGAACTCGATGCGCCGCCTCTCCGCCGAGTGGACCGAAGCCAAAGCCGCCATCGGCGACGGGCTGATCCCGGTCCTCGAAGCCGTTATCCCGCTGTTATCCGACGCTGCCGGAGGGATGAAAACCGCCGGAGGATGGATCGCCGGCGGAGTCTCCTTCGTAACCCAATCGGTCTACAACCTCCGCACCGCCCTCGGGTCTCTCCCCGGAGAGATCGGTGAAGCCGAGGGACAACTCCGGACGATGCGCGGGGAACTCAACGCCGGAGTCCCCCTAACCGAATCGTTCGCCGAGGCCATCGGCCGGCTGGACGACAAGACCGAGATGACCGGCTACTCACTCGTGTACATGCGAGACTCGCTCGGACTCGCCGACGAGGAGATGCTCGAAGCGATCGAGCACACCATCGCCCAAGCCGACGCCCTCGAACTCTCCGAAGGAGCCATGTCGGCCCTCGCCACCGGCGCCGACCAGCTATCCGCCAAGATCGCTCACGCCGCCCGCCAGGACGAGGACTACCGCTACTCGGTAGCGCAAACCGCGGCAGCTAACACCGACCTCCGCATCCGGATGGCCCGCGCCTACCAAGCCATCGACAAGCAAGCCCTCGCCGCCGGCAACGCCGAGCATGCGCTCCTGCGACAGATGACCGCCACCGACAAGCTCCGCGCCTCCAATAAGCTCCTCACCGACGACCTCCGAGCCGCCGCCGACCCGGTATTCAATATGGTGCGGGAGTGGGAAAACCTCGAGACAGTCCTCGCCGACCCCGAAGCGTCCCTACTCGACATCGCCGACGCCAACCTATCCCTCCAGTCAGCAATGGACCAGCTATCCCCCGGCACCCTCGTCGAGGGGCTCGACTCCATCGCTCGAGCAGCCGACACCGACCGCGAATCCATTCGGCTACTCCTCGAAGGGATGGGGCTCCTCGACGGCTACGTGGTCCGACCGGTCATCGATCTCCAAGTGAAGGGAGCGACCCGAATCGGACTCGTCGACGGAGAGATCTGGGACATGGGAGGAGGCCATATCGCCGCCGACTCGGGAGGCTACCTCGACTTCCCGCTCGGCACACCAGTCCCGCTCACCGCCCACGGTCAGGAACGGATCCTCTCAGCCGACCAGAACCGCATCTTCGAGCAGCTAGCCGCAGCGGTCACCGGCACCGGGGGAGATACCTACACCGACCAGTCCACCTACTCCCCGTCAACCACCCTGCAAGTATTCATCGACGGTACCCAAACCACCGAGACCACCGTCGACGCTATCCTCGACCGAGCCGAGCTCGCCGGCATCCTCTCAGGGTCGATCGGAGGGATCCAATGACCGTCCTAAGCGACTTCCCCTGGACCGCGGACAGCACCAGCCTCAACGACTACGCCCACTCGATCGAGACGGTCGACGGGATCGACGGGATCGCCGCCGCCAACGTCCGGTCGAGACGGATCCCCGGCACCGGCGGAGTCTGGCCCATCTTCGAGTTCACCCGAGGAGCGAAAGTCTTCACCCTCTCAATGTGGGCAGCCCCGACCAACGCCAACGGAGCAGTCACCCACATCGAGGGATCCGCCGGCCACGTACACGACAACCTCAACGCCCTCCTCGACATCTTCGGGAAAGAGGACTCGGCGATCGCTCTCACCCGAGAGATCCCCCAAGCCGGTGGCACCAACGAAACCCTCCACGCCGACGCCCGCGTCCTAAGAGCGTTCATCACCAAGGGATCCACCTACCTGCGCCGCTTCAAGGTCTACCTCGAGATCCCCTACGGCTACTGGCTCGGATCCACCCTGCGGAGCCAAACCATCACCGGCTCCAACCAATACCTGAGCCCGACCCCCACCGATGTGCAGCACCGTAACGCCATCCTCGAGTTCGCCGCCGCATCGACCCTCACCCACGTTGAGACCAGCCGCACCGTTCAGATCAGCGGAACCCCGTCGGGAGGGTACCCAGTAACCGTCGATCTGAACCTACCGAGGACCGTCACCGACAACGGAGGCAACGACGCCGATGGGCTCCTCACCGCAAGCCACATGACTATCTGCTCGTTCGCCGGCGCCACCCGGTTCTCCAAGAGCGGAGGGAACGTAACCGTCAAGTGGTACGACCATTACCGATAAGGAGCCCCGATGACAGCCCCCGCCGGCAATTGGTGGGCCGAAGCCTGGGACCTCCCCGGCATAGGCACAACCAAGCGAGTCGCCCGTATCCCCGTCATCGACGGGTCGATCTCTAAGCAACTATCCGGAGTCGGTACCGGCCAGATCCGGATCCCCGCCGCTACAGACGGAGCCGACAACCGGCTCGCTGACATCCTCGACCCGGACACCAACACCAACCGGCTCATCAAAATCATCGACCGCGGGCAGGAAGTCCAAGCGTTCTTCCCCGAGGACGGAGACGACCCCTACGACGACGACGCCGCATCTCTAGTCAAAATCACCGGCCCCGGCATCGAGAACGTACTCTCCTGGGCAGCGATCCTCCCCTACGACAAATCCGGCACCGGGACCGGCACCAGCCACTTCCCCGACTGGATCTGGGCCGGCCAGGAGATGCTCGAGAACGGAGACTTCGAAGCCGGCCGAGAGATCATCGACGACGACCCGGACTCCGGCACCTTCGGAGAAGGCACCGGCGTGTTCAACCCGACCGCCTGGGAGCTGTCCCCCTACGGAGCCCAAGCATCCACCTCGTTCGTTCTCGAAACCAGCGTCAAGCGCAACGGCACCTATAGCCTCAAAATCAACCCGCTCGACGCCGCCGGCGACCCGAGCGGGAAGTGGGCCGGAGTACAGCAGATTGTGAAGGTCAACCCCGGCGGCATATACCAAGCCACCCTCTGGGCCTACACCAGCGACGCGACCGCCCGCAACTGGCGTCTCGTATGCCGAGACATCGACGGCAACAAAATCCCCTGCGACGAGGCAAGCGACCACCACACCCAAACCATCCCGCAGAACACCTGGACCGAGTACAACCTCACCAACCTCGAGGTCCCCGACAACGTCGACACCGTCATATTCCGATTCGCGTTCGTCGACGCCACCGGGAACCCCGGCCCCGTCTACATCGACGACTGCTCACTCCGAGAGGGAGCCCCCGCCACCAACGCCGGCGACATCGTCCTGCAACTACTCGACCCGATCCAAACCCGAGGCACCCTCACCTTCCTCGGAACCACATTCACCGACACCCTCGACTCCGCCGGGAACGCTTGGGACACCGACGATCTATCCGTCGCCATCGCCTACGGAGGAGACCTCCTCGGAGCGCTCAACACCCTCGCCACCCTCGGCTACGAATGGACCGTCACCCCCGACGGCTCCAACGGCTACGACCTCAACCTATACAACCCCGGCGGAGCCGGCACCGACCACACCTCCTCCCAATGGCCCGCGTTCAAGGGAGGATTCGCTGCGCTCCCCTCCACCGTCCGGAAATCCATCCCCCCGAAAAACTACGTCTTCGCGGTCGGCGACGGGGGAGTCTGGGCCGAGGACTCCGACGCCACCGACATCACCAACTACGAACGGCGTGAGAAGGTCATCAAGGACCAGACGGTCTCCGACACCGGCACCGCAGCACTCATAGCCGAAGCCGACCTCAACGTCCAAGACACCGCCCGATTCGGAATCAAAATCTCGGTCCTCGACACCGACCGGATCCACCCGCTCCACTCGAGCGGAGACGGAGCAGTCCACCTCGGCGACACCGTCCCCGTCGACTACCCCGGCAAGATGACCGAAGCCGCCTACCGGGTCGTCCGATGGGTAGCCAAGTTCCCCGACGACGGGATCCCCCAATGGACCGGAGACGTCAACCGGGTCGTCCTCGACGACGCCGACGCCGCCGCCGCGATCATCAAAAGGCTCGTCCGAGGCCAAACCGCTCGAGGAGGAGGCACCGCAGCCAAAGCCGCCCCCGGAATCACCCCCGGCGGACTCGCCCCGATCCGGACCAACCCGCCGCTTGACGTCACCCCACCGAGCCAACCCAAAGCCCCGACCCTGACTGCGCTCCTCGGAGCGATCCGAGTCACCCACGCCCTCGGTATCGACGGAGGCTCCGACTACACCCTCGAGTCCGACACGATCGCTCTTCGCGTATACGCCTCCACCACCACCGGATTCACGCCGGCCACCACCGACCTAGTCGGAGTCATCCCCGTCGGGATAGCAGCATTCTCCGCCCAAGTACCGGTCTCCACCGTGTTCGCCGTCGCCTCCGGAGACCTCGGTCCCTGGTACGTCAAGGTCACCGCCGTCGACTGGTCCGGGAACGAGAGTGCAGCGAGCAGCCAAGCCGCCGTCACCGCCCAGCAGGTCGGCGCCGTCGACGCCACCGACCTCGCCAACGACATCATCGAGGAAGCCCACTACACCGCCGACTCTGTATCCATCCGAGCCCTTGCCGTAGCGTCCTTCGAGAACATGCTCGCCAACGGAGGTTTCGAAGCCGGCACCGTCGACGGAGACGACGACCCGAACAAATACATCACCTCGAGCGGCACCTTCGCCAACACCACCGCCCGCTCCGGTACCCGCGGCTGCCGATACGACCACACCGCTCAAGTCGGAGAATCCCGGATCGAGTTCAACGGAGACCGAGCCACCCCGAGCCGGCATCAGGAAGCCTCCCTCGGAGACAAGATCGTTGCCTGGGGATATATGCGATACCTGGTCTCCGCCCCGACCGCCGGCAGCTACCTCCAGTTCCGGATCCAAGGATTCGACGCCGCCGGCGCTGCCACTACCGACTCCGGCGTTACCGACGTCCGGACCACCCTCACTACCTCATGGCAAAAAATCGAAGCCGAGCTCACCATCGCCGACGCCGACACCGCCTATGTCGTCCTCGAGGTCCGCATCGACGATCTCCACACCGTAGGGATGGTCCTCACCTTCGACGGCTGCTACATGCGACGAGCCAACGAAGGGCTCCTCATCGTCGACGGAGCCATCATCGCCGACCACATCGCCACCAACGCCATCTCCGCGACGGCCGGCCATATCCTCGACCTCGACGCCGACGACATCACCGCCGGCACCATCACCGGCCGAACCGTCAGAGGCGCCTCATCCGGCACCCGATGGGAGCTCACCAGCGGAGTCGTCGACGAGAGTCTGTCTTGGTACGAGGGAGCCACCAAGGTCGGCCATCTCGGGATCTATACCAGCCTCAACCGGCTACAACTCGGAACATCCAACTCCTCCTATTTTCTCCGCCTTTCGGCCTCGAACGGAGGAGCCGGGTATCTGCTCCTAACCGGGAACCCCTCCAGCGCCACTTCCCCTGGTGTAGAGATCGCCCGCGACGCTAACGGCAGGGTCCTCTTCGTCCACGCCGGGAACGATCCCTACACCAACACCATCGCCATCATCGCCACCGACGAGAACGCCACCTCCGGATTCGACTTCCTCAAAACCGCTCGCGACTGGGATGGCACCCTTGACATCGAGCACGCCCTCCGAGCGAACGGGGACCTCGACATCGACGGCTCCACCGGCAGCCCCGCCACCGACTACGCCGAACTCTTCGAGAACGCCACCCCCGGCACGATCCCTCCGGGCACCCCGGTCACTCTCGACGGAGACAAGGTCCGCCCAGCCGCAGCCGGCGACTGGCTACTCGGAATCGTCTCCGCCATACCCTCCGTCATCGGTAACGCCCCTATCGACTGGCCAGGGAGATATCAGAGGACCAAGTGGGGAGACTACGCCCTCGACGCCGACGGGCACCGGATCGAAACAGGAGACTTCGACCCCGAGCTCGGCCTCGAGTGGGATTGGCACCCGACCAAGTACACCGACGACGAGATCGCCAAAGCCACCATCGACTGCGACACCTGCGCCACTACCGGCACCGTCACCAGGGTCCTCGAGAAGCGCGCAGCGACCCGCCGACCGGCCCCGCCGCTCGAGATCGAGGAGGCCTGCCCCGACTGCGAGGGAACCGGCCGAACGGTCGACAAGGACCTACTCCACAAAATCCGGCCACCCGAGATCTGGAGACCAGTCGATATCAGCTACAGCCGCCGCCAGGACCGCCCCGACGAGTGGACCGTCGTCGGGCTCCTCGGTCAGCTACCAGCCGTCGACGACGGCACCTGCCAACCCGGCCGACACGCCACCATCACCAGCGACGGCCGGCTCGGCCACTCCGACAACCCAACCGACTGGCGCGTCCTAACCCGAATCGACGCCGACACCATCAAGGTCCTAGTCCGATGATCGCCATCGTCGACCTCGCCTACAAGATCGCCTCCTGGGTAATGGCAGCCTGGATCCTCTACCGGGTCATCCCCGCCCACCGATACCACTTCTGGATCCGGCGAGACGCCGCCCTCACCGTCCTCTGGCTATCCGCCGCCTGGCCGATAATGAGAGCCGCCTATAACCTATGGCGACTCCTCTACTTCGGAGGACCCATCGACCACCTCAGCGTCGGCGCCTGGGGCTCCCGAGTAGTAGCGTTCACCGGCTCCGTCCTTACCATCGCTGCCATCGAGATTCTCCTCCACTCGGCGACACGAGAGAGGAGCCCCAGATGATGAGCGAAGCCCAAGCAGTGATCTCCATCATTTCCGGAGTCGGAGCAGTAGCGATCGCCTGGATCCTGGTCCGGGTCAACTACCGCAAGCTCGACAGTGGAGCAACCAAGGACCTCGTCGACGCCGCCAAAATCCTCATCGACCCGCTCACCGAGCGAATATCAGATCTCGAGGCCAGGGTCGAGAAGCAAGCAGCCGACCTCGAATTCGAGAAGCGCCGCAACTACGTTCTCGAGGGATGGGCCAAAGCGCTCGCCACCCAGATCATCGAGGAATTCGGTGGCGTCCCAATAGACTACGAACCGTTCAAAACCCGCCACTTCCCGAGAGAGGACCGGACCCTATGACCACTGTCTCCCAAATAGCCGCCCTGATGCTCTCCTCCGAGGGAGACGCCTACATCTACGGAGTCGAGGTTTCGCCCTCCGAAGAGAACCCGGCAGCGTTCGACTGCAGCGAACTAGTCCAGTGGGCCTGTAACCGGCTCGGAGTAGAGATGCCAGACGGCTCCTGGATCCAAGCCCGATTCTGCAACCAGCACCACACCAACATTCCGGTCGCCGAAGCGCTCGCCACCTACGGAGCGCTCCTCTTCCGGTTTTCGAGCGACCCCTATTCCGGAGGTCGCCCCGCCTCCGCTCACGTAGCGATGTCCCTCGGGAACGGCACCACCATCGAAGCGCGCTCCACCCGTCTAGGGGTCGGAATATTCGAGGACGCGTACGAACGAACCTGGACCCACGCCGCCCTAATCCCCAACGTCACCTACCCCACCACCGAGGAGGATCCCAACCCTATGGACCACGAACACATTCCCCCTGCCGGAGAGATACACGAGTGGGCCGACGGAGCCTGGGCCGAGTGGTGCAAGCACTCCGGAACCAACCCCGAGACCCGCGGCTGGAATTTCCAACGCGAGGACATCGCCTGGGTCTACACCCGAGTGATCAAACCGCTCATCGCCCGAGTGCATCGCCTCGAGGAGATCATCGCCGCCATCGAAGCCGGCCAACCAAGCGAACCGTTCACCGCCCTCATCACCCCGACCAGAGAAGGGAACCCCCAATGAATAAACTCACCCAAGCCCCCGCCCAAGCCATCGGCGCCGCCGGCGTCGGAGCCGCCGCCGGAGTACTCATCGTCTGGGGCCTAAGCCTCGCCGGGATAGACGTCCCCGGAGAGCCCGCCACCGCGATCGGGACCATCTGCACCTTCCTCGCCGGCCGGTTCATCGCCGACCAGTGAACCACACAGGAGAGGCTCGGAACCGCCCCGAGCCGCCCCGCACCGCCAACACCTGACCCCGACCCCTCCGACCGGTCTCCGCCTGGTCGACGAGGACGGCCCCCACCAGCGGGAAGCCGACAACTGGCTCGCCGGCCGATGGTGCCTCACCTGCGGAGCCCTCCCCGACGCCGACCAATGGCACCCCGGCCCCGAAGCCTGCCACCGCTGCGCCATCAAATACGAACTCATCCCACCGCACGAAACCCCTAGACACCCGACCCGAAGTATGGTACGTTGAGGGGGCAAAGCCAGCCAAGAGAGAGGCACCAACATGGCCACCACCATCACCACCCGCAAGCACCACTTCCGAGCCGACCACTGGCTCGACCACAAGGACATCCTCGCCGAGGCCGGATGGACCGAGCTCGACGCCACCGAGTGGGACCTCCCCGACTTCTCCTCGATCTTCATGAGCCCCGGCGAGGGATGCTTCGCCACCATCGACCACCTCCGGCTCCATGCAACCCGCATCGAGGGAACCGCCGCCGACCTCGAGGTCTTCACCCTCGAACTCGACTGGCAAACCCCGCTCTCGATCATCGAAGCGCTCGTCGCCGCAGCCGACGAAGCCACATCGAACTAAGGGAACCAACACCAAAGGGAGCCCCAGCCACCTGGGGCTCCCAGAGAGGACCCGCACCTATGCGCTTCACCGTCACCGTCCGGAAACCCGGCACCCGGCTCCAAGCCACCGTCCACGCCCAATGGAACCCCGACACCGGCGCCGCCGCCTACAGCCTGACCCGCACCGGCCGGCCGTTCGACACCTGCCATGTCGCCGACCGGCAGGAGCTCCTCGCCGGCGCCGCCGACCGGGCAGCCGACATCATCGACCGGAACTCCTAGACACCTGCCCCGCGTTCCGGTACGCTCCGAGGAAGAGAGAGAACACCAGCCGAGGAGGCACCCATGACCACCACCATCAACCGACCGCTCCGAGAAGCCGACAACGCGACGATGCTCGCCCACGGCCACGGCCTGCATGACATCGCCGGATACCTGCTCGTCGAGACCGACTGGTCCACCGGCGAGATCCGGGAACGCGACGTCGCCCACTACGGCCCCGCCGACTACGGCCGCTCTCTCGAGGACGCCCACCGGCGCCGGCTCCGCTCCGGCACCCAGGACTGGGTCAAAGTCGTGACCGTCTACACCGACGGCTGTCGAGGCCAATAAACCCGGCGCCACCAAGCCCCTTCCCGCTGGCGCCGAAGTAGGGGTCGGAACCGGATCCTGACCGACACCGGTTCCGACCCCGAACCTTATCTGCACCTACCTACTAGACACCCGCCCCGAAGTATGGTACGTTGGGGTTGTGGAAGACACCACCAACCAGAGAGAGGAAACCCCGCCCATGACCACCACCCACCTCAACCGGGAATTCGGACCCGACGAGGAACTCCACGACGAGCCGCCCTTCGATCTCGACGTCGAGAACGGCACCGTCACTGTGACCTTCATCCTCGGCGACCCGCAGCGGCCGCACGACGGGGGAGAGAACACGATCGCCGCCGTCGAGGACCTCGCCGACCAGCTAATCAAGATCGGCTGGCTCGACCAAGCCGCCGAGATCCTCGGAGCCCTCGAGCAGCACGAGCGCCGGGAAGCCGGCCGCTGCTCGGGGCTCCCCGCCCCCGCGGTACCCGCCACCGCGGACGACGAGCACATCGCCCGCTACAACCTAGAGAGGTAGACATGACCGCCACGACCACCAACGACATCGGAACCTGCACCGGCCTCCCCGAACCCGACCCGGTCGCCGAAGCGGTCGATCGCCGCTACCGGCGCCGGATCCAACGCTCGGTCATCCCCACCCACGCCAGGAGCACCGGCGACACCCACCGCATCTGGCTCGGCGCCGTCGCCGACACCGAGGAGATCCTCGGGAGGGAACTCACCGAAGCCGAGCTCGAGGAAGCAAGTCACCTCATCGATCAAACCCCACCTCCCGCGGAGGATGAATCCCCCTCCGGGGGATGCACCGAAGCTCCCCACGATCGCCACTGGATCGGCTGCCGGTACTGCGAGCAGAACCGGAGAGAGAGCCTCCGATGAGCTACCTAATCGAAGCAGCCATCAACCTCGTTCTCCTCGCCGCCGGAGCGTTCGCCTACGCCAACTGGGTCGCCTGGCAAGCCGAGCGGCAGGAACGCCAATGGGCGAAGCGGCACCGCCGCCCCTACCAGTACGGGGGACCCAGCCTCCACTCGATAGACCCGCCCGATCTCGACTGCAGCGACCTCGTCGATTGGGTAGCCGGAGAGGAGAGGGACCAGTGAACGACCTCGACCACGCCGCCCTCACTGCGATGGATTCCGCCGCTGCAGCGGCAGCCACCGCCGGGATCGGCCCCCGCGGGCACGAGGTCCTCGCTACCCGCCGGCTACTCGCCGAGGAGCGCCAAGCGACCGCTCTCGAACGGATCGCCCAAGCACTCGAGGACCTCGAACTCCACCCAAACCGCGACGTCGATCGGGACACCGCCAGAGAACGCGACCGCGACCGCTACTACCTCGACGAGGAGGCACCCTTCTAATGGACCGACTAAACACCGCCGGCAAAGAGATGGCTCGAGCGATGACCGAGGACCAACTCAAAACCAACGTCCTCGACCTCGCCGCCGTGTTCGGCTACCACCGGATCCACTTCCGGCCGGCGAGAACCAACCAGGGATGGCGCACCGCCTACGAGGGAGAGGACGGCTATCCGGACATCACCCTCATGGGAGGCACCCGGATCATCGTCGCCGAGCTCAAAACCCAACGCGGGAAGCTCCGCGACGGCCAACTCGAATGGCTCAAAGCAGCCGACCGGTCCGGAGCGATCGCCCGACTATGGCGACCAGCCGACTGGATCGCCGGCGAGATAGAGGACATCCTCCACGAACACCGGCCAGAGAAGGCACGCCGATGAGGGACTTCCTCCGATGGCTCCGAACCGCGATGCATACCGACCCGGAGGTCCAACTAGCGGTCGCGGTCGCCGCCGGCACCGTAGCGATGATGATCCACCACCTCCTAGTGAAGCCCCTCGCCTGCTTGGTATCGGAGCTCGAGGGAGACCCGAGGAGATGCTCGAGATGACCAGCCACCGCCCCGGAGTCGAGTGGGACGTCAACCCGGCCAACAAGAAGGAACGGATCTGGCGCCTCACCTGCGCCACCCACGGCTACGTCGGCCGGTGGGTATCCCAGATGCACGGACCGGTCGAACGGAGCCGCCAAGCAGTCGCCCACTTCGAGCAGCACCTGGCCGAGAAAAGGGAGGAGCCCCTCGACCACCAAGCAGAGGGGCTCCAAACCGCCACATTAGAGAGAGGCGACGGCACCAGCCAGCCTACACCACCACGAGAGGAGCAGTAACCGTGACCACTACCCGCACCAGCATCCCTATCGACGACATCGTCGGAATCGGAGACATCGCCGACCGGCTCGGAGTCCAAAAGGGAACGATCGACACCATCCGCAAGCGAGACAAGAACCCGCACCGGGAAACCACCCGGTTCCCCGACCCGGCCGGCCACCTATCCGGCTACACCCCCTGGTGGGACTGGGACACCGTAAGGGAGTGGGCCGAGGCTACCGGCCGGCTATAGAAAATGTCCCCGCACCACACTATGGTGCAACGAGAGGTTCGACCACCAACCAAGGAGAAGCAAACCTCATGACCGACCAAACCAACCCTGCAGCGCTCGCCCAGCGAGACGACCCCGGACCGGCAGCGCTCGCCCCCGTCGCCGGCATCGGCACCCTCGTCGCTAGCTTCGAAGCCTACGAGGAAGCAAAGCGCCGGCTCCTAACCGACGAGGACTACCAAGTCACCTGGGAGACCGACGCCAACGGCCGCAAAAAACAGTTCACCAAGCGCTCCGGCTGGCGCAAGCTAGCCATCGCATTCGGAGTCGACTTCCGGATCACCGAGGAAATCATCACCTACGAGAACCCGGAGCTCCGAGAGGGTATCGTCTCCGCCGAGTACAAGGTCCTCGCCACCGCCCCCAACGGCCGCTGCGTCGACGCCACCGGCTTCTGTAGCCGAAGCGAGCGATGCTGCGCCCCCGGATGTGAGAAGGGAGGCCGGCACCAGCACTGCCCCGCAGCGTTCAACCAGCCTTGCCATCCGAAGCGGCACTACTCGAAACCGGATCATGACATCCCGACTACAGCGGAGACCCGCGCCAAGAACCGAGCCGCAGCGGACCTCTTCGGGATGGGGGAGATCACCGCCGAGGAAGCCGAAGCCGGCGGGGGGATGGACCCGCACGAGGAACCCCAACCCGACGCCTACATCCAGGAACTCGCCCGAGCGGTCACCGCTCTGGTCAAGGACGCCGCCGGCAAGGACCTCATCGATAAGCGCAACCTCGACATCCGGAGCAAAGCGCTCACCCTCATCGCCTCGGGCAGCACCGCCCTCGGCTACACCGGGTCGCTCGATAAGCAGTCCGGGAACGACATCTGGATGTGGTGCCGAATCGAGCTCGGGCTCGCCACCGACGAGGAGAGAGCAGCGTTCGCCGAAGCGCACCCGCCGGCCGAGGCCGAACCCGAGGACCTCGAACCGATCGAGGAGGAGCCCGAAGGGTAAAAAAGCTTGGCTCTAGGGGTCGGGAGTGGTTCACTCGTCCACCACACCCACGGCACTCCCGCCCCCGGAGCCAACGTCAGCCCCTCAGATCGCCCAGAATCCGCTGAACCGGGTCTCCGTGGTCGATCACACCACCGCCACCCAAGCAGAGAGAGGACACTTAAATGGCGCACCACACCGGCAACCCTGGCATCGCCAGAATGGTCGACGGCCCCCACGCCGGCGACGAGTGGCGCTTCGATACCGAGATGCCCCACGAGATCCACTACCCCGCCGGGAGCAACGGCTACGCCGTCATCGCCTACCACCGGGAACCCGACACCAACGTCGACGGCCGGATCCGCTACCGACTCACCACCGGCACCGACGCCGGCGCCTACCTATACGCCCTCATCCCCGGAGAGGAGACCACCAACAATGCCGAGACCACGGAACTACGCCTACCCGACTGGAGACGAGAACGTCGAGAGGATCCGGAATCACCTGATCAACAACGGAGCATGCTCCCCCGATAACGCCGAAGCCGCCCTCGCTCGAGCCGGCCTCAACTACGTCGACCCGGCCGACGTCCCCGACATAATGCTGGACCCCACCGGAGGCAACGTCGTCATCGCCCGCCGCCTATGCGCAGTATGCCCACTCGTGAACTACTGCCTCGAGTACGCCGTCTCCTACCCCGCCGTCGCTACCGACGGGATTTGGGGATCGCTGGACCCGCACGAACGGTCCAAGCTTCGCCGCCGCCGCCGGGACCAAGCCCGCCGCGGAACCACACCCAGAGGAGCCTACAAAACACGGAACGTCTCATCCGGCGCATCCGCTATGGTGTAGGGAGAGCCGCCTAAAGAGAGAGGAGACCACCAAGCCATGAGCAACAAAGCGCTCAACGCCGTCTGGCAACACTCGACGGCCAAAGGGAACCAGCGACTGGTCCTACTATCGATCGCCGACCAAGCCGACGACAACGGCTGGGCATTCCCAAGCCACGAAAACATCCAAGCCCGCACCCTTCTCGCCCGCCGCACCGTCCAACGAGCAGTTCAGCAGTTACAGCAACACCTCGAGCTCGCCGTCGTTGAGAGGATCGGCACCAGCAACCTCTACCGAGTAATGGTTGGCGACCTAGCCGACGGGCACCACCCCGCACCGGCCCACCTCGTCGAGCATCTCGAGCGCCGGAATCGGAACCGGGATGGGGGGAGTGCCAAATTGACACCCCCCGACCTACAGTCCGGGTCGCGCCAATCTGACACCGGGGAGCGCCAAATTGACACCCCCGGTCGCGCCACTAGTGACACCCCGGTCGCGCCACCTGGTGACGCACGAACCATCATTGAACCCCCAATACAACCCTCAGAGGAACCATTAGCCGAGCCGGAGCTCGGCAGCGAAGCGGCACTCGCCGTCATCGCTCTCCACTCCAGAGAATGTGAACGTCCGCTCTGCGACCGCGGAGCCGGCCACCCCGGACCGCACCGCGACATGTGGTTCGAAGCGGTCGAGATAGCGCTCCGGCAACCGATAGCCCCGAATCACGCTTCGCGGGCAGCCCGCCTCGCCCGCTACGCGGAGGACGCCGGCCACCCACCAGAGGAGATCATCCGCCGAGCCGCCGTCATCGTCCGCGAATGGGGCCAAGCGAAGCTCACCCTCAACTCCCTCTGGGAGCACTACGAGTGGGCCGGATCCCCGCTGCGGGATATCACCGAGGGACAGATCAGCAGCTACGTTGAACAATCGAACCGAGCCGCACGGCTCCGCCGAGCCGAAGCGGCAGCGACCAAACCAGCACTCGAGGGAGGAGCATCATGATCACCAGGGAGAGCCTCGAACGGTCCCGAGCCGACGCGCTCCACCGAACCCACCAAACCGGAGCGGTCTACATCGGCGACTGCATCCGGTACGCCGCCGACCGGATCGCCCAAGCGATCATCGTCGGTAGGGAGGATGAGCCGCTGCTCCGCTACCACGGCCGAGCCCGCTGCGTCGACTGCCAAGCCGCCGACATCCCGATCTGTAGCCATCCGCATACCCTCGATTACGACCCGACACGGAGAGAAGCCGTGACCCCTAACGGAGAGGAGCCGGCCGATGGGTAGGCAGCAACTCGACCCGATCACCCCCCACGACTGGATCGACCTCATCGATCTCGTCTGCTCCCCCACCAGCGGACTATGGCCAGGTGAACCCGGCAAACCACCACGCGCCTGGAAAACCGCCGAGGACCACTACCACCAATTCGAGCAGTTCCCCGAGAACGTCATCCGAGGAGCGATCCTCGCTCTCTTCGACGAGGGAAACCAAAACCCGCCGTCGCTATCGAAGCTCAAAGCCCGCTGCAAAACCCTCGCCGCGGATCTGTACGGAGAGTACGCCCTCACCCCCGACATGGTCTGCGACCACCCCAACAAGGGAGTCCTCCCCCCGATCCCGCCAGGGAAGGTCGTGGTCCGCTGCGCCAACCCCGACTGCGACTGGGAGGAGGAAACCGGATTCGACACCCTCGCCGACTACCACGCCCACTACGACCGGCTCGAGCAGGAAGCCCGCGCCGCCCACCACCCCGCCGCCCGCTACTAAGGAGCCCCGATGACTAGCCGACCACCGCTCGACCCGAGAGGAGCGGTCCTCCTCAACCGCCCCACCACCGGGGAGCAAACCCTCCGCATCCCCGAGCATCTCTCCCCTAGAGACGACCACGACCGCACCCGGATGGAAACCACCGCGGCGCTCCTCACCGAAGCGCTCGACGCCGTCCTAGCAACCAGGGTCGCCGACGCCGCCGGAGCATTAATCACCGTCATTGAATCCCAACGCCGCGACCTCGAGCACGCCATCGTCTCCCTAGCACTACGGGTCGAGGTCCTCGAGACGATCGTTCAACGCTCCCCCGTCGCCGCCGGCGACTACAACGACACGGTCAACCGCATTATCGAAGCCCGCCAAGCGCTCGGCACCTGCGACGGCCAACACCCAGAGACCGACAGTACGGACGGCTGCTGCCCCGACCCGGAATGCTGGCAAGGTTCCCCGCAGCGCGCTCACGACATGCTCCGCTACGGAGCCGACCAAACCCCCGAGTATCAACCCGGCGATCCCCGCCCCGACCGAGAGGAACCCGACAATGGATAGCACCACCACCCGCCCCGACACCCCGGAGTTCGACGGGATGCCCGACCACCCGAAGGAGAACCCCACCAAGTTCACCCTCGAGGGACTCGGTAAGTTCCGGCTCCGAGACGGCATCGTCAACGGAGAACGAATGAC